CTCTACATTCATAAAGTCCCCTTCTCTCGTTCCAATATGCCCCAACCCCTCTAATTTCTTTTAATTGGTTCTTTTTGATATAGAAAACTCTAAATCTTCGCCATATTCCTTTATCCCAATTGGGATTAGTTCCCTTTGCTACACCAACAACGTATATTGTTTTTACGTTCTTGAGGTCTTTTTTGAGGTTTTTTATATTTTCATTGGTATTTTTCACTTTTAACTCACCCCCTTTATTGAAGAAAATTAATGTATATCACCTATATAAGTTATAACAATATGTTTATATCTTGTCAAGTATTTTTTGTCAAGTACTTTTTTGTTTATTTTTTGTGTGATTTGGTGTATTATATATGTATAATGGGAACAATAAGAAAAACACCTGAAAATCCATATGGATTAACTGCTAAGCAGAAATTAGTAATTGAGGACGCTTTAAATAATTTAGAGAAAACAGGAAAATTGAAGCTTGTAAATTCTCACAGGAAAATCTATGACGGGAAAAATCCTAAAACTCCTAATGTAATAGCAAGTAAGAATTTATCTAAGGTTAATTTTAGGCAAGCTCTTTTAGACGGATTAAAAAAACGTGGAATTATCGGTGTTGGCGGAAAAATAGAAAGACGTTTAGTGGAAGGTTTAGACGCTATGACTTCTTCTCCTACTGGTAAAAAAATGGTTGATTATAAAGCTAGATTAGCCTATATACAAGAAATTAATAAAATCTCTGGAGTATATGCACCACAAAAAACCCAATCTACCTCATTTAGTTTAAATGTAAATATGTCTGAAGAAGAAATAAATAAAAGAATAGAAGAATTGCAAAAAGAATTAAGAGAAGAAATAGAAATTGTGGGAGATAACAGTCCTACTACTGAAAGTAAAGAAGAATAATAATAAATTTTGATTTTTTGATAATGTTTATAAGTGAAACTAGCTTCTAATTGCCCCTAGAATTGATTTTTTAGTGTTTAGATAATACTTTATCCAATTGAGAATAAAAATTGATTGTGTGGCTTTTTAGGTGTGTGAAATGGTGTTTTAGCCTCCGATGGCGCAAATTTTTGTATTTAAACCTCTTTAGGGACGTCGTTTATTACATCATTAACGACGTCTTTTAGTGTGTTTGTTGTCCTATAGCTTTTTGTGGCAAGAAAAACAAATGCTTTAGCTACAGTAAAAAGTGTCAATTCGCTATATATGCCGATATAAAATTCTTATCAGCCCATAGTTTGGGGGGGGGTATGGGTCAAATGTGCTTTCGCTTTTAATTTTACGAGTAACACTAAATTTCCAATCGCAAAATAATTTTCAAGGTAGGGTTTTTGCATCTTTCGCCTTTGTTAAGCTGTCTTTCGTCATTTTCTTATTCGATTTTAGTAAAAGTGTGCATTAAGTGGTATAATTTGTGCATGAAAGTATGTATAGCGTGTAGGAGTCCTCTAGGCGTGATAGAGGTAGGCGAGGTAGAGGGTTTAAAGTTAAAGGATTTACTGGTTTGTACTAATGACAGGTGTCCCCGTTTAGGTTTACTTACTGTAATTTTTGCTCAGTTAGAGGAAAAAGGTAGTAAGGAAGGGGGTGAATCCAAGGATGATGAGGTACGAGCCAAAGATGCTAATAAACAGGACGGGAAGACCCGTTGAGTTTATGTGTGGTGGCAGGGTTTACAGGTTTGAGCCTGGTGAGAAGAAGATTTTAGAAGGTTTTGTAGCCTATCATGCTTTAGAGCAGGTTAATACTGGTTTAGAGGAGTATGTAGAGGGTATGGAAGATGTTTCTACTGTTTCTGATATTTCTTCTACTTCTGTTAATGACTATAGCAAACTTAGTTGGAAGGCGTTAGTGAAGGAAGCTACCATGCGTGGTGTATATAAGGTTGGGATGAAGAAGTCTGATTTAGTTAAGATTTTAGGCAGTAATGAATAAGAAGGTAGAGTTATTGGAGGCGTTATTGAAGAAGAAAAAGTTACGTGGGTTAGAGGATTTATATTTTTTTAATAAGTACATATTGGAGGCTGATCCTGGCAGGAGGAAGTATTTAGTACCCCATGTACACGGCGAGTGGGTTAAGTGGTTTAATTCTTCTGATTCTCGTGTGAAGATGATATTAGTACCTCGTAATTGTTTTAAGTCCACGTTTTTCACAGTTGGTTACACGTTGCAGCAGATAGCGAGGGACAGGAATGTTAGGATTTTGATAGCGAATGCTACTGTAGCGAATGCTCAGCGTTTTTTAGGTGAGATAAAGGGTCATATAAGGAAGAATGAGAATTTCAAGATGTTGTATGGTGATTTATATGATCCCAAGTTGAAGTGGAATGAGGATGAGATAGAGGTAGTGGGTCGTGGTTTAGGGATCAAGGAGGCTACTGTAACTGCTGTGGGAGTAGGTGGAAATTTAGTATCGCAGCACTATTCGCATATTATATGTGATGATTTAGTTAATTTAGAGAATTCGGCTACTAGGTATCAAGCTGAGAAGGTTATAGATTGGTGGAAGCGGTCGTTGTCGTTATTAGATCCGGATGGGAAGATGTTGGTGATAGGGACTAGGTGGAGTTATTACGAGTTGTATTCGTATTTAATGGATCAGTTACCTAGTGATGCGATATACATACGTGGTGCGTATCGTGAGGATGGCAGTTTATATTTTCCTGAGCGGTTTAATGAGGAGAAGTTGGATGAGTTGAAGGATTTACATGGGAGTTACATATTTAGTGCATTTTATTTAAATGATCCTGTAGATGAGGACACTGCGTTAATAAAGAAGTCGCAGATAAGGTATTATGGTGAGAATGAAGATGTAAAGTTACCCAAATTGTTATCTATATTTAGTGTATGTGATCCTGCGGTATCGCAGCAGGAGTATTCGGATTATTCTAGTATAACGACTGTTGGGATAGATGTAGATGATAATTGGTATGTGTTAGAGGTGAGGCGGGACAAGTGGACAGTTGGTGAGTTGATAGAGGAGTTATTTGCGGTGTATAGGCGGTGGAAGCCGGTGACGATGAGCATAGAGGTGATAGGGCAGGCGCAGGGGTTAATGAAGCCGATACATGATGAGGAGGAGCGGCGTGGTATATATTTGCCATTGGTTCAGATAGGTGTAAGGCCGCAGGTGAAGAAGGAGATGCGGATACGGAGTGTATTGCAGCCAAGATTCGAGCGTGGTAAGATTTTTATAAAGAGGGGGATGCATGATTTAGAAGAGGAGTTATTGCGGTTTCCGAAGGCGAGGCATGATGATATTATAGATTCGTTAACAGATGTTGAGGAGATAGGGTTTCCTCCGGACAAGGGGGAGGAGGTTAAGGTAGAGAGTAGCAGTTATTTTGAGAGCAGGTTACGTGCTAATATAAAGAAGAAGGAGTTATTTGATCCTTATATGGGGGAGTATTTTTAATATGTTTGTAGAGGCAATTTTATTATTAGTAATATTTTTACAATTTGGTTATATTATTTATCAAGACCGTAGTAATCGTGTTGAGCGGGAGAGGTTACAGTTGAAGTTAATGAGCAAGAATGTTGATGAGTATGTGGCTGCTGTTGAGAGTCCTTCTGAGGAGAGTGAATCTGTTGAAGACCCCTATGTACCTATTGAGGATGTTCCCTTAGATAAGTTAATGGAGGCTGAGGACAAGTTATGATAAAAGTTGGGAGAAAGTTATGGAAGAATTTAAGTGATAAGGAGAAGATTTCTTACTGTGAGAAGTTGTTTAATGATGCTAAGGAGTCGAGGCAGAGGCGGGATTTTGAGTGGTATATGAACTACATGTTTTTAGAGGGGCACCACTATGCCTATTTTAATACTGTAACGAATGCTTTAGAGCGTCCTCCCAGGCGTCGTGGTGAAGTTAGGTTAGTAGTGAACAAGGTTAGATCTTCTATAAGGGCGATACAGAATTATGCGACACGCTTTCAGCCCAAGTGGGAGATTATACCTGGTGATACAGATGAGGAGACGATAGTTAATGCTAGGAGGGCTGGTAAGTTTTTGGATTATCTTTACAGGAAGCTGCATTTAGAGATTATGGTTAAGGGTGTTGTTGATTCTGCGTTAAATACTTCTGTAGCTTGGGTGGAGCTTGGTTGGGATGACAAAGCTGAGGGTGGTTTAGGACAGGTTGTGGTTAAGATGCATGATCCTTTTGACGTTTTTATTGATCCGAGGGCTTATTTATATGCTGGGAAGGTGGTTGGGCGATATATTGTTAAGGCGGTGAAGAAGCCTTTGGAAGAGATTAAGTATGATGAGAAGTATGATGAGAAAGCTAGGAAGCAGGTTAAAGCGGATGATGAGTTAGCTGCGTCTCCAATGAAGGCTAGGATAATAAGGAAGGAGTTGGGATTTTCTGATTCAGAGAGCATAAAGAGAGCTACTGTCAAGGAATTCTTTTTATGGGAGGATGAGCCAAATGAGAAGGGTGGTAATATTAGGCTTGTTACTTATGCTGGGGATCAGGTATTAAGAGACGAGCCGTTAAAGAATAAAGAGTATCCTATTTATTTATGTCAAATTCCGCAAGATCCGCTAAAGATTTATCACAGGGCTTGGACTACTGATGCTATACCTTTGAATAAAGCTTTAGATAGAAGTATATCTCAGAAGATAATGTATGTTAATCAGGCGTTGGTTTACAGGATTATTGCTGAGAAGGGGCATGGTGTTAATGTTATTCATAATGAGAATGGTGAGGTTATAGAGGTAAATAAGGGCAGACAGTATGAGCAGATGAGGATGCTGCCGCTTCCTTCGGCATTAGATTCTTTAACTAGTGAGTTGAATACGTATATAGAGGATATTTTGGGTGCTCACGATGCTGCTTTAGGAAGAATGCCTGTAGGTGCAAGGTCTGGTAAGGTTTTGGAGGCTTTGCAGGCTGCAGATGCTAATAATTTAGCTAATATTAGGGAATCTTTGGAATCGTTTTTATCCATTTTAGGTCTTGGCATTTTAGATATAGTTGCTGAGAAGTATGTAACTTCTAGGGTTATAAAATTGACTGAGCCCGAAGAGGGTAGTGAATATATGCGAGTGATTGGTGAGAAGGCTCCGGATAAGGCTAAGAGAAAGGGTGCAGCTATTATTACAAAGGATAATGAGTTGATTGTGAAGATTGGGTCGTGGCTTGGTCATACTAGGGAAGCGCAGCGTGAGACTCTTATGGAGTTAGCGAGGCTTGGTGGTTTGCCTTGGGAAGAGGTTTTGAGGCAATTTGAATTTCCTAATGTTGAGGATCTTTCTAGGCGTGCGAGGGAGCAACGTCTTGAGCAACATGCTCTTGATGCGGAGATTGCGGGTAGGACTGGTCCGAGTGTTGGTGTGGGTACTACTGTAGAGAATGATATGGTTAGGTTGGCTGATGAGGAGAATACTAGGATGATGAACGGGGAAGATATACCGCCTACAGAGGGTGCTACGCCGGAACACACGCAGGCGCATATTGATTTTTCTAATTCTGCTACTTTTCAAGAAGCTAGTGAAGATATTAAAGCTATGATAATAAATCACTATGAAGGTGAGTTGGCTTCTGAAAGGAGATGATAAAAAGTGGCTAAAAAGTGGATACAGAAAGCTATAAAAAAGAAGGGTGCTTTGAGGAAGACTCTTGGTGTATCCAAGAGGACTGGTAAAATTCCTGTATCTAGAATAAGAAAGGCAGCCAAGGGAAAAGGAAAAACGGCTAGGAGGGCCAAATTAGCTTTAACCCTAAGAAAGTTAAGAAGAAAAAGGAGAAGTAAGAAGTAATGCCATTCAGAAGTGTTAAACAGAGAAAGTTTTTATGGAAATTTCATCCGGAGATTGCTAGAAAGTGGACTAGGGAGCATGGTAGTAAAATAGTTCCCAAGAAAAGAAAGAGAGTTAAGAGAAAAAATGTTAAGAGAAGAGTAAGGCGTGGTTCTGGAGCTCGGAGAAGGAAGAGTTGACAATATTTATTTTTACCTTATATAATTTTAGTGTATATAGTTTTGACTAAGCCTTGCACAGGCAGTCAGAAAGGAAAACATGGCCGAACAAGACCAAGTTCAAGGTCTTGAGAGGACTGAATCTGAGGAAGTGGTAGAGAAGGATACTTCTTCAGACAATCAGGAATCTCAGGAACAAGAACAGTCAAATGAAGGGCAAGGTGAACAGGAGGGTTCTCCATCCAAGCTGTACAAACTACCCGATGGTAGGGAGGTAACAGCAGATGAGGTGTATAAAGAGTATGTAGAGAACCTTTTACCGGAGTTCACTAGGCGTTCTCAGGAATTAGCTGAGTTAAAACGCCAGTTACAGGATCGGGAAAATAGAGCGGGGAAGGATGCTCGACAGGCGATTAATGAGGATGAGCTTTTAAAGGATGTGCCACCAGATGTTAAGGAAGCTATTATAAGGATTGTTCAACCAATCCTTGATAGTAAGTTTGAAGAGTTGGAAAGACAGCGTGCTCAGCAGGAAGCTGACGAGGCTTTTGAGCGGGAATTGCAGACTTTGGAGAAAGAGTTTCCTGGTGGAGATGGCAGGCCCAAGTTTGACAGGGATGAGGTCTTGAGGGCTATGCAAGATCCTAATAATAGGATTTTTGATCCTCGGACCAAGTTTATGCAGATGTATGAGAAGGAGTTTAATGATCTTTTGATTCGGGAGGCGTTGAAGAAGCAACGGGGTGGTACGGAGACAGAGAATACGGGTGGTGGTCCGAGAAAACCCGAAAGAAACGTTCCTAAGACGTTTGAAGAGGCTGCTAGAGCGTTTTCTGAACGTCTAAAAAACCTTTGATTGTCGAGCTTCTCTATTTACCCTCTATATTTCCCAATTAGTTGTGGTGATTGTTAGATAGTTTGTGTCCCTTTGAAAGGGGGTGAAATAGAGAAATGGCTCAAAATCTTAGTAACTTCGATGAAGCTCTAAGAATAGACTACCTTCCTGTTATAAGGGAGCAGCTTAACAATGCTACTGTAATTCTATCCAAATTAGATAGAAACGAGAGGGATGTTGTGGGTAAGCAATGGCAATTGGTTGCTCACTATCAAAGAAACAGTGGTGTTGGTGCTGGTTCTGAGACAGGTCTTCCAACAGCAGGTCAACAGAAATATAAGAATCCCTATGGAAACGTTAAGTACAATAGGGGTAGGATTCAGGTTTCTGGACCTGTTATGAAGGCTTCTGACAAGGAGCGTGGTGCTATTGTTAGGGCGTTAGATGCTGAAATTCAAGGTGTTACAAGAGACCTCAAGAAAGAAATCAACTACCAACTTTTCAACGATGGTACTGCGGTTAGGGCACTAGTTAATGGTGATCCTGGAACAGGTACTACGTTAACAGTAGATACCCCTGGTACTCTTTACTTTTTCGATGGTATGAAAATTGATATTTTGAACCCGGCTGATGGTTCTGTGAGGACTGGTTCTTCTGGGATTACTGTCAGTACAGTAGCTTCTTCTACGCAGTTAACTATGAGTGCTGCGTTAAATGCTGCTGTAGAAGACAATGACTATGTTACTAGAGCTGGTGCTACTGACCAATCTGGTACTTCGTATGAAATGATGGGGTTAAAGGGTATTGTTGATGATGGAACCTATGTAACTACATTACATAATATTTCCAGATCAACATATCCTTGGTGGAAGTGTTCTACCTTCTCCAATGACGACAACAGTGGTACGAATAGGGATCTTACTTTAGATCTTATTCAGCAAGCTATCACTGCTGTTGAGAAGAATGGTGGGGAGGTAAACATGATTATTTCTGACCATGATTTAAGAGATGCTTATGCAGCTCTTGTTGTGGCGGATAAGAGGTTTGTTAACACTCTTGAGTTAGACGGCGGATGGAAAGCTCTAGAGTATAATGGCATTCCTTGGGTAGCAGACGTTGATTGTCCTCCAAACACAATCTTCTTTATTGATACCAGACACTTACAAATTATGCAGATGAGTGACTGGGATTGGATGGATAAAGACGGCGCTGTATTATCCAGGGTTGCGGATTCGGATGCTTATGAGGCAGTACTATTCTGGTATGCTGAACTAGCAACCGATAGACCAAGAGCGCACTCTTTCTTGAGAGACGTTCAATAAGGTCTGAAGCGAAAGGACTGACGCTATAATTAGTCCACGAGTATTCCGCCTGGGGCGGAGGTAAACTGTAGCAGGTTACGGCCCCTGCTTTTTAGTGTTTGTTGAGGAGGTGATATAGATGATAAGAAATAGGAATATGGTTTTCTCCACTGCTGGAGATTCAAGCGATAACGCAGACAAGTTTATACAGTTACCTAAGATTTCGGCAGCGAGCTTACCTACTGCTGGGAGTAGTAACGAGGGTGGTGTTGTTTATGATAAGACTAATGACGAGGTAAGGTTTTCTGATGCTTCTAATTGGCATATCCTGCCGAAGTATATAGAGGTATCTTTTCATGCGCAAGCTGTTTTTTATTGCGAATGATTCTTATCAGGTGGTAGCCGTTAGGTTTGTTCATGCTACTGCTGAATCTACGGCAGCTTCTCTTTATGTACAGGTTACAAAGGATACGAGTACTAATGCACCTGGTGCGGGAACTGATTTGCTTACTAATAATAGCAATTCCGGGTTTGATGCCAAGGCTACGGCAAATACTGTACAGACTGGAACGTTGACATCTACTACAGCTTCTCTACAACTTTCTGCTGGTGATAGGTTATCGGTAGATTTTAGTGCGGCGGCAACAGAGCTTGCTGGTGTGACTATTACTGTTACATTGAAGAGAATATAATCTAGATTGTGGGGAGGGGTTTTTATTCTCTCCCCCTAGATTTTGATATAATGGGTATATGGTGAATATACAGAAGGAATATCAAAGACTGAAGGAATTGGGAAAAATAGATGGTTTAATTGGTGCTGATAATGTTGGTAAGGTTATTGATATGTATAACAATGATGTGGATAGGAAGCACGAGAAGTATTTTTTGAACGAGATAAATGCTAGGAATGCGTATTATTGGAAGTTGTGGAAGTTAGCTATAGAAGATATACGTTCTGGAGTTAGACTTCCTCCTAGGGAAGTTCGGGAGAGAGAAAAACTAGAAAAGCGTTATATTATTCTACCGAAAGGGGGTTCGTTATAAATGCCTTATAGAAGGATAATTAAACATAAATTAAAGGTTACTATAGATGTTTCTGCTAATGCTACTACAGCAACATCTGATTCTTTTCCTATGAATGGTATTCTGAAGGGTATTGCTATTGTTGCGCCGGATTTAGATGGTACTAATACTTATACTGTGACATTGAAAGATGCGGATGATAGTATTACTGTTTTTGAGAGGGCATCTCTTACAGAGAATACTACAACGGCGATTTTTCTTGATAGCAATAACAGACCTTTAGAATTGCCTTTGCATGGAAATATGACAGTTACCATTACTTCTAGTGGTACTGAAACAGCGGATCGTGAATTTACTATAATTATTTATTATTTGAGTTAGGAGGTGATAATAGTGGCTAAAGCAAAAGAATCTAGTAAGGTTAGAGGGTTCTTTAGGTTACAAATTACTGAGGATGTAGCTGGTAACCCTGTTATTGTTGGGGATTCTGGGTGGAGAGAGAATGTTGTTGTTAATGATGGTTTTAATGATTATCTTTGCAAGGCGTTGGGTGGTGTGAGTGGTTCCAGACAGGTTAGTCATGTGGCTCTTGGTACTGGTGGTGCTCCAGCAACTAACGATACTTCTCTATCTGGTGAGGTATCTAAGCGTGCTGCTGTTACTGCGGCTACTTCTTCGAATAGCAAGACTATCAGGTTTACTGCTACATTCAATAGTTCTGATAGTTTTGTAACTACTACACAAAATCTTTCTAATATTGGGTTGTTTGATTCTTCATCTTCTGGATCGCTATTTGCTGGGAATACGTATTCTTCCAGTTCTTGTGCTACGAACCAGAATGTTAATGTAACTTACGACATAACATTTGCGTAAGTTTAGTTTCTGTAGGGTCTATAACCCAAGCCGAGTGTGTCCTACAGGCACTTGGCTTGGATTATGGTATAATTATTTTGTGGCTGTAGGTATGAAAAAGAGAAAATTATTAAGTAAACGAGTAAAAGAGTTGCTTCGTACTCATAATAAAGGAGTGCATATTGATTTGGGTGGTGGTTTAAATCCGCAACCGGGGTGTATAAATATAGATAAAAGGGCGTTACCTACTGTAGATATTATTTGGGATTTAGAGGAAATACCATACCCATTACCAGACGAGTGTGCTTCTCTTCTTATTGCTTCTCATATTGTTGAGCATCTTAAACCATGGCTTTTTATAGATATTATGAATGAGTGGTGGCGGTTATTGAAACCCCTTGGCAGGTTAATGATTGCTACTCCGTATGCTGGTAGTAAGGGGTTTTATCAGGATCCTACACACTGTAATCCTTGTAACGAGGTGACTTGGGCATATTTTGATCCTCTTGACAAGAGTGGTTTATATAGAATATATGTTCCTAAACCTTGGAAGATTGTGGCTAACATGTGGAATATTCATGGGAATATGGAGGTTGTGCTTGAGAAGCGTGTGGAGGATAAGTCTTATGTTAATAATATTGGGGAGTAATTATGCCTAGAAGGAAGTCTCCTGTTAGACCATATAAATTAATAAAGAAAAACAAAGATGATGCGGGTTACGTAAATCGTTTGCTTGTTGCTACTCCTACAACTGGTTTAGTTAGAATGGAGTGGGTGCAGGCTAGATATGGTCAAATTATTCCCGTCAATTGGTCAATGGTTAATATGATGCAGTTTGTGCATCCTTATTCTCCTATTGGTTACACTGTTGCAGATGCTCAGAATCTTATTGTTAAAGTGGCTGTTGAGGG